GCTTTTCAGTAAATTTATTAAAAAATTACAAACAAGATTTTCTATATTGTTTGATGAAATAATAGAAAAACAGTTAATTTTGAAAAATATAATGACTGCTGCAGAATGGTCAAAGGTCAAAGATAAAATTCATTATTCATTTACTTCAGACCATTATTATACTGAATTCAAACAACAAGAAACTATGTCTCAACGAATAGACCTTGCAAGAAATATGGAAGATTGGGTGGGACAGTATTATTCTAGAGAATGGTTTAGAAAAAATATTCTTAGACAATCTGATGAAGATATTGAATTATTGGATTCTCAAATGGAAAAAGAGAAAGCTGAAGGTGAAATTGACAGTGGGGAGGACGAAGATGAAATGTAATCTTCATTCTCAAAAGTTTATAAATATTAATAGATAATTTTTGGAGATATAAATGGCAGAACAAGAAACACAAAGAGATTTCAAAACAGTAGATATTGTAGATTATGCAATGCAAGGAAATCCATTAAAAATAAATGATGCTTTTGGACATCTTATTTCAAATAAAGTAGTTGATTCTCTTGCGACTAAAAAACAAGAAGTTTCTGCTAAAATATTTACAGATAAAGTAGAATCTGATTCAGAACCAATAGTAGAACCAGAAGCAGAAGCAGAAGCAGAAACAACGGAGGTAGAAGCATGAAATTACTTGCAGCAACAACTCAAGGTGTGACAACAAACACTACTGTTGGTAGTGCTACTGCTGTTTATGTCACAACAAAGGCCGCAACTGTTATTAGTGTAATTGCAAATGATGGGACTGCTAGTGGAACAAACGGAACTTTGGTGGGTAGTGTAGATTTACCAAGTGGTTGGACAGGAATAATTCATAAAGACAGTGATCAATTTTTACGTTCAAATGTCAATACTCCCGAATATACTAAGATTGCAGACGGCATCTCAGCATGAAAACATATAAAGAATTTCGGAAATCTATTGGGTTTCCTCTTAAAGAGAGAAAAGTAGAAGATAAAAGTAATATATCAAGAAATTCTCTTGAGGAAGATGTGGTAGACCAATTAAGGACTATTGTAAAAAAGAAAAAAGAGATGGATATTAAATTCAAATCTGGCACAACAGTTCCAATTGACCCCGAATCTGCAAAAAGTATACTTAAAACTTTCGACTCACTAAATAGTTCTAAACAGAAAAAAATGCAAACCAATATGAATAAAGACACAAAATCATTCATGACTATCATGGATTTTGCATTAGAAAACGTAATAAAGTAGGATGGAGACATGAAACTAATTTGCGAATTACAAGAATCAGTAGAGTATGAATTAATTGAAGAGGGTGATAAACCCAAACAGTACTTTATTGAAGGTATCTTCATGCAGTCGGAAAAAAAGAACAAAAACGGAAGGGTTTATCCTTTACCTGTTCTTGAAAAAGAAGTAAATCGATATGTAAAAGAGTACGTAGAACCAAAACGAGCTTTTGGGGAATTGGGACATCCAGACGGACCGACTGTAAATCTTGACCGTGCATCACACATGATTACTTCCTTGACAAGAGAAGGTAAGAATTTTGTTGGACGAGCAAAAGTTTTAGATACACCGAATGGAAAAATTGTAAAATGTTTGATTGATGAAGGTGCAAGATTGGGTGTTTCCTCAAGAGGTATGGGAACATTAAAACCCGATAAAAAAGCGCAAGTAGTTCAAAATGATTTTTATCTTGCAACAGCTGCGGATATTGTCGCAGATCCTTCTGCTCCCAATGCTTTTGTTGAAGGTATTATGGAAGGTGTAGAGTGGATTTGGGATAATGGAATGTTAAAAGCACAAGATGTTGAAAGGGCTCGGGATAATATCCGAAATGCCTCTTCCAGAGAACTTGAGGAAGTAAAATTGAGTGAGTTCAAAAATTTATTGTCAAAACTATAATTTTATAAATATTAACAGTAACGAAATAATATAACGATTTAGGAGTTTCAATGGCTACTGAAGAAAATAATAATCAAGAAGAAGTTCTGGAAGAATCTGAACAGGAGGAACTTGTTGAAGCTCCAGAACAAGAAGAAGAGCAACCAGAAGTAGAACTTTCTGAGAAGTCTAAAGTCAAAGAAGACGATGACGAAGATGACGATGATGATGACGAAGAAGAGGAAGAAGAAGAGCAAGTAAAAAAAGAGGAATTAAGAGTTCCTTCTACTAAAGCTCAGATGATCAAAACTCTATTCGATAAAGTCAACGGCATGAAGAAAGAAGAAGTTTCCGCTAAGTGGAAAGAACTTATGGGTGTTGCTGAAGCAGAAGATATTGGGGGAGCAGATCCTGAAACTGCACATCCTGCAGGCGATAAAGTCGCTATCGGCAAAAAGAAAAAGAAAATCAAAATTGCAATGCCTGAAATTAATGTCAAAGAAGACATTGATGCATTAGTACAGGGCGAAGAACTTTCTGAAGAATTCAAAACAAAAGCATCGACAATTTTCGAAGCCGCAGTTCATCAGAAGGTTATGGAAGTAGCGACAGAAAAGATTGATGACCTTGAAAAAGAATATCAATCTAATCTTCAAGAAGAGATAATTTCATTCCGTGACGAATTGACTGATAAAGTCGATGGATATCTCAACTACGTAGTTGAAGAGTGGATGAAAGAAAACGAACTTGCACTCGAAGGTTCACTGAGAAGTGAAATTACTGAAGAGTTCATTGGTGGACTTAAAGATCTCTTTACTGACCATTATATTGAAGTTCCAGATGAAAAGGTTGATATTGTTGAAGGCCTTTATGATAAAGTCGAAGAACTTGAAGAAAAATTAAATTCTCAAATCGAAGAGAACGTTAAAACAAAAGACGAACTCAACGAATATCGTAAAAACAAAATCTTGGATGAAGTCTGTGAAGACCTTGCAGATACACAAACAGAAAAGATGAAGTCTCTCGTAGAAGGTGTAACATACGAAGAAGATGTAGATGGTTTTGAGAATAAAATAAAAACTATTAAGGAAAGTTATTTCCCTAATGGCGTTAAACAAGATGAAAATGTTGAACAAGAAGATGTATCATCAGAAGATTCGGAGGAAACTCCTGTTAAGATGAATAACATCATGGAAGCATATAGTAAAGCTATTGCTCGTAAATAAATTTTAACAAAAGTTTTTTAAACAATTAAAGGAGTTTTAAAAATGCAACTCTCAGAAAATATTAACAAAAAGTGGGCGCCAGTCTTAGATCATCCAGATCTTCCTGAGATTAAGGATGCACATCGAAGAGCAGTGACTGCTATTTGTCTTGAAAATGTTGAACAACAATATTCTCAAGATAATACTGGTGGTATGTTGATGGAAGCCGCACCTACCACAATTACAGGTGTTTCTGCACCTGTCCCTGTTACTGGTGGTGCTGCTGGTGGTTCAACACAAGCTGCACAAGATTTTGCAGACCCAGTTCTTATCAGCATGGTTCGCCGTGCAATGCCTCAACTCGTAGCATACGATGTTTGTGGTGTACAACCAATGTCCGGCCCAACTGGATTGATCTTTGCTCTTAAAGCACGTCTTTTGTCTGATGGTGGTACTTCCCAACAATGGACATCTGAATTAGATCAAGTTTCTGGTGCAGATGGAGATGCAACTGGTGATTTAGTTAAGACGCCTGGTTTGTTGATTCAAGCCGATGGTACTGGTGAAACTGGTACAGAATATACTTCTCATGTAGCACAAGCTATGGCCACAGGAGAAGGCGTAACACCTACTCAAATGTCTTTCTCGATTGAGAAAGTTTCGGTTGCTGCAGGAACAAGAGCTCTCGCTGGTTCCTATTCAATGGAACTTGCACAGGACTTGCGTGCTGTACATGGTCTTGATGCAGAAGCAGAACTTGCAAATATTCTGTCTGCTGAAATTCTTGGTGAAATCAATCGTGAAGTTGTTCGTAGAATTTATATCAACGCTTCCGTTGGTGCCCAAGCGGGTGTAACAACAACTGGAAGATTCGACCTTGATACAGATTCCAATGGACGTTGGATGGTTGAAAAATTCAAAGGTCTGATGATGCAAATTGAAAAAGATGCAAATCAGATTGGTAAAGATACTCGCCGAGGAAAAGGAAATATCATCATGACATCTTCAGATGTTGCTTCCGCTCTTCAAATGGCAGGTATGTTAGATTACGCTCCTGCAATGAGCACAGATCTTAACACAGATACAGCAGCATCTACTTTTGCTGGTGTTCTTAATGGACGCTATAAAGTCTATGTTGACCCATATGCTGATGCAAATGCGGCCGAGTACTACTGTGTAGGTTATAAGGGTGATTCACCTATGGATGCTGGAATTTTCTACTGCCCATACGTTCCATTGCAAATGGTTCGTGCGGTTGACAGTGATAGTTTCCAACCTAAAATCGCTTTCAAGACACGTTACGGAATCGTGTCAAATCCATTCGCAGAAAATGCAGAAGCTTCCACTGGAAGAACTGCTTCTCTGTTGACAGGAACAGGAAGTGCCG